GTCGACCATGCCGAGGATTGCTTGCAGGACGCTCATCAGTGCGACTCCAGATCGAAGGTCACAGCAATGACTGTTGCGTGTCTCGGGGCCACCGCCTCAAGACAGATCCGCGCGTCCGTCGTCCACTTGCCGGGGAACGGAATCATGTCGTGGTCGTAGTCACCGCCTGTGGGTGCCGTGCCGTCCTCGATTCTCGGAAGGTCGTCCAGATCATCATCGTCGAACGACTGACCGAACTTCAGACCTCTCGCGTGGGTGTCTGCCAGCAGCAAGCCGATATGCTTGATCTGCTTCGTGGTGTTCAGCGGAGATCCGGCACTCGTCAAGCTGCCCAACTTTGCAGACTTGAACTGAGCTGTGTACGGCAGCCCGACAACGACATTGGTGTACTCATCCGCGAGTGTGATGCTGCCGCCTGTCACTGTGTAGCGCCGCGTCCACGGCCGCGCGGCATCATCCGTGCCGATGTCATCGCCGTCAGCCCAAACAACGACCTCTTCGAGTTCGAGGTGATCGAGCCCTGAAATGACAGTGGTCGCGGCTCCGGTGTACTCGATGTATGAGTCCGCGAGATACGAAAGCGACCCGCCGCGGCAGTCCGCCTCCTGCGCCCACTTCTCTAGATACCGGACGGTAGCCCCGTTGATGGTTCGCTTGACGACGTAATACACCTGGTCATCGACATCGCCAGTCGTGGCCGGAAGCACGACGACATCCTCGATGTCGCCGTCCGTCTCCACAGTGACCCACGCCGTCACTTCCTCGGCCTTGTTCATCACGCCGAGAATCACGACGCCATCGGAGCGAACACAGTGCAGTCTGGTGTCGGGCTGCCTCTGAACGGCCATCCTGACGATCCCAGGCGAACCCAACTCAGGATTCAACTGGAGCATGTCGGTCGCTTGGTAGTCCGTAGACCGGATGTCCGTCGACAGTTCGAACACACGGATTCCGCTTCGATTCACGAAGTAGCCCATCTGGTCTACGTTGACCGCCTGGACATTACCGGACCCCTGCGTCGAACACGCCTTGATCGAGAACGCAGAGGGCGTCAATGGCTCGTCGAGGGACGATGACCGCGCAGATAGCTCAGATCCCTGAGTGCCGACAATGAGCCGCTGCAACGACAGCAGCCAGTTGATCTTGTCGACAGGACCGGAGCCGATCGTTCGGTTCAGCGGGCCGGCGTCACCCTCCAGCGTTTCGTCGAAGCTGTCGAACGCATCCGAGACAGAGCCCCAGATTCCATTCTTCCCCGCCCACCAAAGCCGGCCGTCATGGAAGCACACAGACGACGGCCAGCCACGCTTGTCGGACCACTGGCCCTCCTGCCACACGTCGTTTGCCGTCGTCTCGCCCATCGCGGACAGGACTTCCGCACTGACAGAGGTCGAACTCGAAAACGCCGTGATCCTGGCGACGCCTCGGATGCTCCCGGACCCGATACGAAGCGTCATCACCACATCATCTGGAGCAACACGAGTCGTGAGGATCAGCCGATAGAGGACGATCTGGTTATCCAGCGAGTCGTCATACGTGGTCGATACGTTGGCGGTCCACTGCTGCCCGCTGACGTTGGACCACGTAGACCCGTCGAAACTTCTCTGAAGATCGACCGTGGAAGAAGAGGCGTTGCCGGTGATGTTGATCGAGAACACCCGCGCGCTGTCGATTCCCGTCACGCGGATCGAATCCGACGCAGTAGACGATGCGGATGCCGTCACAGTGACCGCCTGCCCCTCTGATGTCACGCTGAACAGGCCGCCGACATGCGTCTGCTTGAACAGTGGCTGCGAAGCGGTGAGCGTGATGTTACCGGTCAGCGCGCTCGGCGTGATCGTGGTCGGGCCTGTGTTCTGCACGAGAAACGGGCCGTCCGGCGGCTGATACAGAACGATCGACCACGAGCGGGCGCTGGGCCTCGTCCCGCGCCTCTCGATCAGTCGCGGCTGATATCCATCGCAAGCGACATACAGCACATCTCCAGACTGATCGCTGCGGATATCCCCAAGGTCGGCCGTGGCCCACGGGGCTGGGAGGCTCACGACTCCGGCCGCCTCTACCGTGCAACTGTCGACGTAGACGCTTGGGATCTGGCTGGAGAAGAACCTGATGTAGAAGTCGCCCGTCGGCGTGAACGACAAACTGTGATGCCCCGTCCCGAGCCTGGTTTCGGTGACGTACTCGTCACCCCCTGATGTCGATCCAACGCGGATGTAGACCGGCCCACGAGCGATCACCACACGTAAAGCGTGTTCCTCGTCCCGGTCACCGGTAGTTACAGTTACCTGCTGGTCGCGGATGGCTCTGGCGGTCCCGTTCCCAACCAGTTCCAGATACCCGGAAGCGTTCCACGAGGAAGTGGCGCCGGCTTCGTCGCTGTCGGTCCAACTCGCAACGTCTGACGCGAACGTACCGTTGGTGACGGCCGTTGAAACTGACGGCCGAGTCAGCAGCTCATCCTCGATCCAGATCCGAAGAATGCTGTTGCTGATCTCCACCAACGAAACATCGTCGGTGGCAAAGACGTGCGGCAGCATCCGAACCGCTGCGCTTGAATACGTGGTCCCAAGGTACTTCATGCCGGGGCGGATGGTCATCGGCCCGAGCACTCTTGGAATCCAGTTGGTCATCGTTTCCGCGCCGAGGGCGAGGCGCTTGATATCGGCGCGGCCGAGCCCGAGCTTGGAAATCAGCCCTTTGTTCAAGGCGAAAAGGCTGGTCCGCTCGCGCATGTCAGCTCAACTCACGAGTACCCCGATGGCCCCTTGACCGAAACATCCGCGAGGACACCCACGAACCCGTCGCAGGGAACTTCGTCGGCTCGGCCATCGCGGCCTTGTTCTTGGCGACCAGAAGCCTGTCCTTGCACAGCTTCTCTATCTTCTCGGCCTTGTCTTCACCTCCGGCCAGCTTGCGCACGATCCGGCTTGCGAAGTACGCCGCCACGTACTCCCGGAACGACTGCGGCCACGCATTCATGTCGCCGCCGTAGTTCACGTCGTTCGAGACGAAGCGGACGTAGATCGTTTCAAGGTCGCAGTACCAGTATCCGGCCTCGTCGGCGTACTGGAGCAGCGGCTGATTGAAATACTCGTCGGAGCACAGGGCGCTGGTGACGACCCAATCGTCAGGCTTGGCGAATGCCCGCTGGAACCCGAATTCCGGCTCGATCGACGAGTCGTAATCCATTTGCTGGGTACGCATGGCGAAGTGCCACTGCGATTGTTCGAGACAGAATTTCGCCCCGCCGCTAGACCAGACATGATCAAGCAAACGACGCGACTCCACGTTGTCGGTGAGAGACGACAGAAACCGCTCCCCGCAAATCAGGAGCGCATCGTTATAGATGAGAAGTGCCGCCTCGGCGTTCTCGTCCGAATCAGGGCCGAGAACAACAATCGTCACGTCAGCGCCTTCTCGTAGTTGCGCATCCAGTCGTAGGCGGCCTGCTTGTCCATTCCCGACTGAAGCACTTGACTGTCGGCAATGCGCAGCACGCAGAACTTGAGCTGCGGCCCCTTCCAGATGACCTTGTGCTTGTCGGCAGCCGGCGGCGCTTCGTCGGTCATCTCCAGCTCATGAACCGCCAGGACGGCGACACGCGCCCAATTTCGTTCACAGGCGAGAACCACAAGATCGACGATCCACGCGCCCGTCTCTTCACGGACCTCGATGCGGTTGTACGGCTGCATCTGGGCGGCCATGTGCGCCCAATAGACGGGCTGCAGCACGTCCTGAATCGTTGTTCCTTCCTCGGCATTGACGACCCAATCCCGGCGAAGGTGTTCGGCCAGCCCAACACGCTGCGGGTTGATCTGCACGACTCGCTTTTCCATTTCCTCTCCTCATGTAAAAACGGCCGAACCTCGGATGAAGTCCGGCCGCGGTTGCTGAAACTCGATCAGCCGAACGTCGAGGTCATCAGGGAGCCGGTCGACAGGCTTGCGCCCGAGGTCGACACGGAAACGATGGCGCCGACGAACGTCGTCACGGTCGAGCCCGCCGACGAGAACTGCGCCCCCATCACGACATCACCCGGGCGCATGCCGAGGTAATAGCCGTCGGAGAAGAAGTTCGACGCCGTGAGGTCGGTCGTGAGGTTGGTCGAGCAGTAGTACCAAAGACCGCCACCCTGCACGTTGGCGCCAGCGGAAGGCGCCGTCGAGAGAGCCGTCGTGCCCGGCGCAGCCCCGTGGGGCCGCATGAGCATGATGGGCGGGTTGGCGAGCGTGCTCGAAGCGGTAGAGCCAGAGTAGGCCATGATTGCTCCTTAAGCGTAGGCAGAACCGTCGGCCGTGATGACCACGATGCCGGTGTTCTGGAGAACGACGCCGCCCATGTCCATCGACACGCGCGCCCACGAGTACGCCTGCTCAGCGTCGTAGCCAACAGGCGTTTGCATGCCGGCGACGTTCGCCGCGTGGCCCACAGCCGACTTGTGATACAGGAACGACTTCTCGCTGGACGTGCCCTTGCCGGGGAGGTTCGGGTGTTCGAGGAGCGTGCAGTTGCGCCACCGATATGCCATCGGCTTGTCCCTCCACGACGGCGTTTCGCCGGCATAGGGGCGGACATCGACGTACTGCGCGTTGGTGAACTCCGGCGCCTGCTCCAGATAGGCCAGGAAGGCCGGCTGGCACAGCAGCGTGATGTTCGAGTCCCACGGTACAGCGGCGTTCGAGAGCTTGACGCGGCCGTTCTGGAACAGGCTCACCGAGGGCAGCGTCGAAGACGAGCCGATGGCGACCGTGCCAGTGTTGAGCAGCGTCGTGATCTGCTCGTCGATCTTGCGATTGACGACCGCCATCGTGGTCATCTGCATGATCGCTCGCTGATTGCCCTGCGAGGCGAAGACGTTGAAGTCCGTCTTGTGAACCAGATCGTGCCACTCTTGCAGAGTGGCCGTCGTCTGCGTGAGGCTGTCGGAACGAGCCGGGATCTGGCCGTTGAGACCACGGGTGACGGCGGAGGCGCTACCAGAGCCGGCGACAAGGAACGTCGCCTGATTGCCCTTGATGACGGCTTCCGTGGTCACCGTGTCACGAAGCAGCGATTGATGCTGCTCGAACGTCTGGACGGCCTCCTGTCGGTACTGAATCTGAAAGGCTGAATCAGCCATGATTGAGACTCCTGAGAGGGTTGAGATCAACCTTCGCGCGGGGTATCCATCACGGCTTTAGTCGGGGTGTCCTCACGGAGCCGACAGCCCGCCATCAGGGGCCTTGCTACTGGTGCTTCGTAAGCATGTAGCTAAATACGTGCCTCGTCAAAACTTGTGTTTGAGCCCGTTCAGCGCCTACTTGCGTTCTTCCAGTTTTTGGCGCTTGGTCAGGAGTTCGCGGTACTCGGCCTGCATGCCTTCGTCCTTGTTGTACTTGGTGCGGTTCTCGCGCATCATCGTCTCGATCTCCTTGATGCGAGATTCGATCGTTGCCGCTGCGTTGGATCCGGACGGAACAAGCGTCGCGGTCGGGTTCTCGATCAGCGCCAGGTCGAGGATGAACTTCTTCATCGAGGCCGAGTGCGCAAACTTCGTACCGTCGGGAAGCCGACTCTCCAGCAAGGCGGCCTTCACGTCCTGCGTCGTGAAGCGGTCGAGAAAGCCCGAGATCAGGTTCTCGTGACGACGGTAGTCGGCGCCCCACATATCCCGAAGCTCATCTTCCGAAGCCTTCTGCGCCTGAACTTCTCGCTCGCGCTCGATCTGGGCTGCCTGAGCCTTGAGCTGCGGCCAGATCCCGACGACGGCCTTCGCCTGCTCTGGGGTGAGGTTCACGCCATGCGCGGCTTTCAGAACCTCGCCGATGAACGGCTTGTCAACGTCGTCGATCTTGAGTTCGTTGATGTCGTACTTGTCCGGCGCCTCGGGGATGCCCCACGCCTTGCGGTACTCGGCTACGTCCTCTGGGGTCGCTTCCTTGCCCAAAACTGGCTTGAGCTTCCCGGACGATCGCTCCACCTCCAGGTTGCGGGCCTTCTTCCACACGTCCTCCGGCGTGGCGTAGCGGCTCAGTTGCTTCAGGGCCTTTTCATCTCCACCGGCCATGCGTTCGCGCCAGTCGGCGGACCAGTAGCCTTTGTCCTCCTCAGGAGCAGGGGCAGCAGGGGCAGCAGGGGCGGCAGGAGCAGCGGGCGCAGCCGCAGGAACAGCCGGCGCAGAAGCGGGAGCAGCAGCCGGGGCGGCGGGCGCAGGATCGGCAACCGGGTCAGCAACAGGATCAGTGACTTCGCTCATTTCTCAGTCCTCCTCAAGGCTTCGATATCGACGGTCAGCAGGCCGTTGAATTGGTCTGCCACGAAATGCCTTCCAAGGGCGAAGGCTGTGTCCCGATCGCTCGGGTAATACGCTGGATACGATTTCCCGCAGCACTCGAAGACGAGCCACCGCACCAACTCCTTTTGCTGGTGCTCGGTGGCAGTTCCTTGAGCCAGCGCCCGGGCTGCTGCCGCGATGAACAGCGAGATAGGCGCCGGCTGATTGGCCGGTCGGGTCAGTGCCTTCACGCAGCAGCCGGGGCCACAGACCCAACGTTCTTGACCACTTCGGAGCCGGCCTGAAGGTTCGCCAGCAACTGCTGCTGTTGCGCCTGAGCCTCCTGCTGCCGCTTGGCATCTGCGACATAAGCTTCCGAGTTGACCCACGTAGCGGGGCAGCCGGCGCCCATCAGGGCCTCTCTCAACATCAGCTCTGCCTTCGGCAAAGACGCAGTCGATGGGTCCAGGGCAACCGCCGCCGCGATCAACTGGCCGGCGGTCTGGAACTTGTGAACCTTCATCTGCTCGATGGCGTCGTGGAGCGGTGACTCGAAGGTGAACGCAATCTCGGCGCCACGAAGCGTCTTCGGCCACGACTCCGGGGAACCGAAGGCGCCGTTTCTCCACATCAGATCGAACGTCTCGTCGCACAGCGCAGAGTTGTATTCGTCCTCCATCGGCTCGAACAGCGGTAGAGCGTTCCGGATGTACTCCTGAACCCGTTGACCGACCTCATAAGCCGTCATCTCCGGCGCTCTCTGTGGCAGGGTCAAGGCATTGAGGAAGAAGGCGTCATGCAGCATCAGCCGCGTGTCGGCGTTCATCTGCAGGCCGTACTGCATGCCAGACAAGTCCTGCTCCAGCGGCCTCAAGGCGTTGCCTAGCCTTTCGTCGTAATCCTGATCGACCCACGTCACGCCGCCAGCGTACAGGGCGAGATCACCACGGACCACGCCTTGCGTGGCGATCATCGGCGGCGTCGTCGCCTTCTCACCGGCCTCAAGTAGCGTGAACGTCATCGCTTGAAGCAAGCGCGCATCAGGCAGCGCGCACACAGCAGCAGGACTCGAACCGTACTGAGACGCGAAGGCGTTCCATCGCGGGATGACGTAGTAGCGCCCCCAGATGGGGATCGCCTCCAACTCCGTGTCGT